GTGCCTGCGCCTGCCATGCTATGCCCTCGCCATGCCGGCGCGCTGCGACGTCCGCACGCTGCGATCTACCTGTCGCCCCGACCGGCGCCCGCCGACGGTCGATCCCTTCATGGCGAGCCCGCCGATAGCGCCGACGAACGGCGCGATGAAGGCGCCGCCAGGCACCATCGTTGCGATGACCTGCGTCAGGGCGCCGATCGCAACTTCCGCCATCTTGTCGATATCGCCACCGGCGGCGATCATCGCCGCGCCGGCGTTCGCGAGCGACTGCGCCAGGGCGTCGGTATCGGACGTCGCCGCTGCGCTCGCATCGTTGAGGCTGCGCAGGTCGTCGTTGAGGTCTTGCAGCTCGGGACTCTCGAACTGCATCGGCGTTTGCACGCCGCCGAGCAGCGCCTCGTTGCGCGCCCGTTGAGCTGCCGTGAGCCCGCCCAGGTCAAGGGGATCGAACTCCATGACACCGGCACCGGCACCGCCGCCGCCGCCAGGCGCAGCCGGGGCGGCAGGCGCGGGCGGGGCGGCAGGCACATCCGGACGCGGGCGCGGCGCATTGAACGCCCCGGTCATCGCCACCGTATAGGCGTTGAGACCATCGACGACTCCGGACAGTGTGTCGTCGAACGCTCCGAACGTCCCCTCGATCGCCTCGATCTTTCTGTCTGCCGACGAGACGCCGTCGGCGAGGTTTTCCCATTCCAGGGTCATGTTCTTCGACAAGTCGAAAAGGGTCTTCATGCCAGCGAAAGGACCGGCCAAGAGGTTAGCCGCGCTCTGCTCCTCCAGTGTCTTACCCAGCGCGGACATCACCGGGCCTGCTGTCTCGCCCAGCAGGGTGAACATCTGGATCAGACCCTTGAGCGGGATCGCTGCGCCGCGCATCAGGGTTGCAGCCGCGATCAGCGCCGTATTGAACGACACGCCGATCGTCGTGGCGTTGTTCTGCGCCCAGGTCTCGAGCTCGACGAGCCCGCTCTGGAGCACGTCAACGCCGGTCTTAAGCGATCCCGACTCGCGCAGCGCATCGCCGAACGCCTCCATGACGTCGCCGGCCTTCGTCGACAGGCGGGCGAACGCGAGCGCAGCCGGATCGATCGCTTCTGCCATGCCGCCGAACGCGCCGCCGAGGGCGTCGACTACGATCTTCGTGCGCCCCTGCACATCGAGGGCGGCGAACGTCTCGGCCTTCATGCCGCGCAGCGACGGGATGTAGCGGGTCAGCGCGCTGATATTGCCGGCGATAGCCTGGGAGACTAGCGCAGCCGCCGGCGCTAATTCCTTCCCTGAGCCCTCGGCGAAGTCGACGACAGCCTTCGCCGCGATCTTCGTGTGCTCGCCGTAGCTGCCGGTCAGCGACGTCAGCGTCGTCAGAACACGCTTCGTCTCGTCGTCACCGAAGCGCGTCGTATCTTGCAGCCCTGCTGCGAAGTCGTCGATGTCCTTCGCGACGTCCGAGAACGCCTGGCCGGTCTTCTCGATCGACAGGCGCAGACGCTCGTTGATCGTCGCCTGGTCTAGCGACATCTTGACCGCTTTGCGTGTGAAGACGAGCATGCCGGCGCCCGCCGCAGCGACCGCGACAAGCGACGCCTTGAGCATGCGCGACGAGTTGTTCGCCTTCTTCAGCGCAGGCGATAGACGGTCCTCGCCCTTGAGGACGATCTGCAAGTTGCGGGTCGTGGTACGGGCCACCTAGCGCGCCGTCATTCTTCGTTGCTGTTCGCGCTGCGCCTGCTCGAGCCGGCTGACCTCGTCGCCCAGGATCTCCATGGCGCGCAGGTAGCGGTTCGGCCACTGCGACACGGCGCCGCTATACCAGGCATGACCGTTGCGGTGATGACTGTACATCCGCAGGAAGTCCCGCGTCCGGCCCGGAACCTCGTTGACCGGACAACCGTAGAACTCGACCCGCTCCCCGCTCGGCAGTTCGAGGGCGAACGGCGGCAGCTCGGGCGCCGGCGTCGGCTCGAAGCGGGAACAGCCGCGCTCAATCTGGACGAACCGGGGACACTTCCTGCAATCGAACGTCCCGCGGCGATCCGTTAGAATCGCCGCCCCGAACCTCAGCAGCGACTCGCTCCTCCTCCGCGTCGAGGTCGCCCTCGGACTGCACGGCGCCGCCGAGCTCGCCGAGCCACGAGAACGGGAGGCGACGCACGAAGGCGCACCGCTCCTCGAGGTCGCCGTCGGCCGGGAACCGCACGGGCTCGCCTTGCCGGCGCAGGTTGTCCACTCGCCGCAGCGACCGGGCGACCAGGGCAATCGAGAATCGTTCGGTGTCGACGGACTCCTTCCCGTCGTCGTCGGTGTCGGTCGCGTGCTTCCGGGCCGCGCGCACGTCGTCGACCGTCGGCATCTGATAATGCCAGGTCGGCGGGTCGTCGCCGGCCTTGTGATCGTCGAGGACGTAGGAGAACCGATCGAGGTCTACAGGCATCAGGTGCCCACCATTCCGTAGGTGACTTCGTTCGTCGCGGCGCCGTCGGTGTTCGTGAGCAGGATCGCAGTCGGCGCGCCCGTTGAGCTGTACTCACAGGCGAACGCCTTGCCCGCCGCGACCCTGTGCCCCGTGTCGCCCGCTACCTGTCGGATGATGCAATCGCGCTCGGGCAGCACGATCAGGAAGCGGATATTCGTCAGGTCCGGCAGGATGACGGCGATATTCGTTGCGCCGGCTGCGAGCACGACGACGTTAGGCCCGCCGTTCGTCAGACCAGACGTGCCCGAATACGTCGTCAGGGTGCGGTTGATCTGACGGTTCGTCAGCGTCGTGTCGGACGCCGAGATAGCCTCGAGCTTCCACTGCAACGAGACCGCCATCAGGTGGCGACCAGCGTGATACCGTCCTCGGCCGCAGCCGCCGGGACAGCCGCCTCGCCGACAACGCGGCAGTCGAGCACGTTCCCGAGGCGCCCGCCGAAGTCGCCGAACTGAATGTCATCGATGATCAGATCGTTGACAGTCAGCGTGTGAGTGTTCCCGGCAGCACTGCCGAGCGCAGCCGACGACGAGCCCGAACGCGTGCGGCTGTTCCAGCGCGTGAAGAAGTCGTCACCGTTCCCCGCAGCCTTCTGCTCGAACTCCAGCTCGACCTGCGAGCCCGGGTCGTCGTCCGATCCGAACCCGACGATCTCGAACGCGGCGACGCCCTCGGCGCCGGCGGTCAGCGACTCGCGCGGCTCGATGATGTTACGGCAGTCGACGACCATCGATCGGGCGTGCCCGAAGGCGCCCGCGGCCGGGTTCTCCGTCCACGGCTGGAACCCCGTTGTCGCCACGATGGGCGGCGCCACGTCGCCGGTATAGCTCGGCGTCGTCATCGGCGCCCGGTCGGCCGGCAGCGTAAACAGCCCCTGGAACGTGTACTCGATCCGAGCTCGCTCGCCAGGCGTCAGGACGAAGCGAGCGTTCCCGCGACAGCCGAGGGCGATGCAGACGATCCCGTCGGCCTCGAACTCGAACGCCACCGAGCCGAACCCGTCCCGGTCTTGCCGGTAGGTATAGGCCCGAGGGTCGCCGCCGTCGTCGGTGCGAGTGAACCCGCACGCCTTGATCATGGCGTCATACTTCGGGAACCGCGCGCCCGCCCCGTAGTCCGCGGCGTCGCCGATCATCTCCTGCCAGAAGCTGATCGAGACGCTGCGCTTGCCGAGCACAGAGGCGCGACGAGCGACCAGCGACGCCGAGTTGACGGCGCGCCCGTAGCGTTCTCCGTTGAACGTGAAGTCAAAGTCATGCACCAGGACGGCGTCGGCCGCTGCGTGCGTGGGGTCGGTTGCGTAGGTCGCCTCAGCTTTCGCGAGTACGACCTTTCGCCTTGTCAGAGGCATCTGCTACTCCTGGCTGCGTCCTGTCTGCGGGTCTGCCAGGCCATGGGATAGTCGTTACCCCTTGGCCTTCTTCCCCTTCTTCGGTTTCGGTTTGCGCGCCGCTTCCTGTTCGGGCGTGCCGAGCAGGCGATAGACGCCGTCGCCTTCGTGCGTGTACGAACCCGGCGCCGGCTTTTCTTCGCCTGGCAACCAGAGGACGTCGGCGGTCTTGTCGGCCTTGCTCATATCATGGACCCGTGTACGACACCCGCTCGAGGGCGTCGAACCGCACCTCGGCGTAGTGGCATAGATGGCTGTGAAACATCCGCAGCTCGAAGACTGCGGTATCCGGCGGCGAGGCGTTCATCGCCTGCCCGCCGAGCGTGTAGTTTTGCCGTAGCTGCGCGGCGACCGACTCGACCTGAGCCCGGAAGGCTATCTCGGAAGTCATCGACGTTCCCGCGCCCGGGTCGTCGAGGGCGTACAGGCCGACGCAGACGATCTCGTGCGTGCGGATCGACAGCGAGTTGAGCCCGTCGAACTCCTCGTCGGTCGCAGAATGCGTCACCATCCAGGCGTTCAGCCTGCTGTTCGCGGTGTCGCGGAACAAGGCCCGGAAGGTCGAATCGTCGGGCGCGTGCCGGATGCCGTCGTGAATGATCACGGCGCCGCCGATCGCGGTTGCGAGCTGCGTCCGCACGTTCGCGAGGATGGTCGAAAGAGACACCCATTAGCCTTCGTGTATCTCCTCGGCGAACACCGAGAACGTGATCGCGGAGGCGCCGCCTGCCAGGGTAAACACCGCGCGCACCGGGCGACCGGACAGGCCGATCACCTCGGTGACCTGGGTCATCGGCTCGTCGCCGTTGTTGACCGTGTCGGCCTGGGCGAGGGCGTACCACTGCGAATCGTCCGGGTCTTGCTCCTCGTAGGACAGCGTCAGCGATCCGGCGTCGATCGCGGTCACCCGCTCCTTGAACCGCACGCGGGCGCCGGTCAGGTTGAAGCCCGTGGTCTGCCCCGTGGCGACCTCCTGCGACAGCGTGTGCAGCGTATGCTTGATCGGCGGTATCCACATATCATCGTCTCCTGCCGAGCTGCGCCATGCGCTTGATCGCTCGCTCTGAACCCTTGTTGAATATCGCGCCGATCGCTGAAAGGTTATCGTCGAAGGCCGGCGTCAGGAACGGGCGCTTCTCGTGCCCCTTGCGCCTGAGTCGATTGCTGAAGGCGCCGGCCGCAGTGCGCGCGCGCTTGTCGTCCATGCCGGCCTTGCGGCGGAACCACAGCGTCACGGCCTCGAGCCCTCGGCGTGATAGCCCAGGATGACGCCCTGGCCGAACGCCGAGCTCTATCGGGATCGCGTACTCGATCGGCGTGCCGACTGCGACGGATCTGCCGAACCCGGAGCCCGTGCCCGACCAGCCGATCGAGCGCCGCAGTATGCCGCTGACGCCCACCGGAGCGTTGAGCGCAGCCGACCGCTTGATCAGCGCACCGGCGAGATCCATCGAGCGGGCGACCTCCTCGCCTGCTATCGCCTTGCC